CTTGGCTTCTTGCTTGGCTTCTGCTGGGTAGTCATCTGCTTCCTCTGTTGTTATCAAACCTTTAAGTGCATCTGGGAAAGCATCCCGCAGGGCAAAACCTCTTGCTCTCATTTGCAACATTCTCTTTGGGTAGGATGTCCAAGGGCCTTGCTTATTCCACAGGCCTGCCCTCTTTGCATCCTCGACTGAGAACTTGGCTGTGACGGGCTTACGGCCCCTTCTGTGGGCGATACAGACGGCGACAGGGTTCGGTGTACCTTCGCCCTCAAAGAACTCTTCTACGCCCTCACAGGCTGGGTGTGCCTGCACCAGTGCCATTGCTGCGTCACCATAGACTGATGGCTTGCCATTAATCACGCTGATGTTTTGCAGTGCCTGCATGGGTGCTAGTCCAATCTCGTTGCCCCATTGGATAGCGACTAGAATGTCCAGTGGCTTGCCGGCATAGGCTTTGGGTACTAGGTTGGATGCTGCTAATTCGCCTGCGAAGGTCTTGGCCTCTGAAAAGGTTGTCGGCAGGAATCCGTTTCTGACTGTTAGGTTGCTCATTGTTTTTTCTCCTTGATGGTTAGGCTTGACTGCCGGATTGAGTAGCCCTCTTTGGCGGGGATGACTCGCTCTGTTGTTGCTTTGTAGTGGCGCATCGGCCAGCTTACTTGGTACTTTCCGATCTCAGCTTTGGTGGCTGTTTGCATTGCTTCTTTGATACGTTTCTCTCTGTCATCTATGATGTCTTCGCATTGCTTGATGTCCTGCTTGGCTTCGTAGATGTCTCGCGCCCACTGTTCGAACTCACCTGCTAGGTGGACTGTGGCATCTTCGGCAGTCCCCCATGTTCTGTTGGCATCGTCACTGTTGACAGGTGGATAGTATTCAATATGCCTATCTGCTTTCCAGATGTCAAGTCTACGTTGGAAGTCGAGCGTAGCTTTCTCGATTGCCCGAAGGGTTGGCTCGTGCGGTTTGAAAAGAAAAATCCGTAACTCTGTACCGCGATAGAGAACTGCCAGAGCGCCCCATTTAGCGCCTGTGATGTCCATCTGTGCCTGCAATTGAATTGGCCCCCTGTAGAGGGCTGGGCTATGTTCTGGAGCGACTGAGGTTAGCTTGGCTTCGATGATGCCGGTACCGGCTAGCTGCATGATGTCGCCGTCCATCACCATGATTCCCTTGTCGGGGTCATTGGCAACCACTATTGCGTTGCCATTTGCTACAGCATCTATGCTACAGGCCAGCGGTAGCAAAGGATGAAAGCGAGGTTCAGGGTGATGCGTTATCAGATCGGTAACGCCTAATCGCTCTGCCGCTTTTTCAATGATGATGCGTTCGAGCGTGTCGCCCCACTGCATTGCTTCATTTTGTGCTGATGTTGAATCGATGCCGTTTATAGCTTCTATGCCAGCTTGTAGCTCGTCATTTGGGCTTCTGTATTTGCTGTAGCCCATGATTGCAGGCAGGCGGGAAGCGGACAGCATTGTATTGGGTGTAACTTTTCCGACCATGATAGACCCCTTGTTAAAATGGAAAGATAACGCGTTCGATAATGCGTTCAATCATTGAATGATTGATTGAATAACCTTGTTGCTGTGATAAGTGCAATAAATGCAGCACTTGGTATGCGTCCTGCTCGGTAAGATCAGGGTTTATTTCCTGAACGATGGCAAGGGATACAGGGATTGAGGGTTGCTTAGTTAGGCAGACTGGCATGATGGCTCCCAAAGGGTTTATAGGGCGCTAAAAAAGGGCTGTAAAGCCCTGAAAGTAATCCGGTAGGGATTAGCTACCGGACCAAGTGAAAAGGGTTTATATGGCCTGTATTAAAACGAGAGCAAGACAAAGAGAAAAGCCCACATTATCAGGAAAGCAACTAGGCCACCGATCATTTCGAGGATATTCATTTGACCCCCTTTATTAGTCCGTTTTCCATGATGACATTGGCAAAGAATTCTCTACCTTGACCGGTAATGTGCGGTCTATTGGCACCAGTGAGCATTCCATCTGGCTTGTATTCTGGCCCGAACATTGACGTCTCAATGTATCGCAAGGGTTTCCCGATTGAAGCTTTGAGTTCCTTTTTGGACGGGTAATTGAAGATAATCATTTTGCATTTTCCTTTCAGGTTTAAGCAGCTAGCTTGATCGATATTACTTTGTGCATTTTCTTACCATGTGCCGGGTAAGCAATAACCTTGACCTTTTTGTCGTAGCAGGCTCGGCATCCGTTACACTTTCCCTCGTTTTCATAAGCTTGGCAAAGTGTCATCCCATTCTTGACATCTTCGGGTGTCGGGATAATCACTGAGCCGTGCAAGCTTTTTGTGTACTCGCCAGTAATTGAATCACTGGAAAAGCGCACGCAGACATTTTTCAGCGCTTGCATTTCCGACAATACTTGTCTGAACTTCGGGAACTTATACATTCTGGTTGGCAACCAGTGCTGGCACCAAGGGGTACGTTTCATAACCTCTAGGATTTTCTCGGCAAGAGCAAGGGTATACATATCTCCTGAATCAAACCAGCGGAAAAACCTATCTTTGGATAACTCGGCCACCATGTCATCCGACCATGTCATCCGTTTCCAATCCTCTTTATTGTGTAGCCTTGGAGCCTTGACATTGGCGAAGCGATAATTGCCTGTCGTTGCATAGCAACCCTTGCAAGCATCGACAAGTTCACCCGGAGCGGCAACGGAACCGGGACAGGTATCAATGGCCTGCAAAGACCAAGAGCGGATGCCATCAAGCTTTGAGGTAACAGATATCTTCATTTGTTCCCCCTATCAGATTATTGATTGTTCGTGATTCAGGGCAACGAAGCCGCCACCCATGAGCACAGCGCCACATAGGCAGAGAATTCCGCAGGCACTAACAGGGGCTGAGATGATGACAGCGAAGATGGTGAGGATGAAAAATACTAGTGATGAGAGGATGAGAGCTGTTGAGTCTTTCATGATGTCGTTTCCTTTTAGGTTGACGTTTATCAAGTGATGCGGAACTAAGTATAGGCATTGCTTGGCAAATGACAAGTAATATATTTTAATCATTTCCTGCATTGTGATAGATTCCGCAAATGGCACATAAGGCTACTTTATTAAGGTTGCGCCCCGAAGTTAGGGAAATGCTTGACCGCTTGGCTACCGATCAACGCAGGTCAAGGGTGAGCATTGTTGAAGCGGCAGTACGGGAGTATTACCGAAGCAGAGAGAGTACAGAAGATAAACTTAGCAGGATGATAACTAATGCAAAGCTTTGAGATACCAGATGAACCGATCATCAAGCAGCACAGGCCGCAGGATTTGCGGAAGTATTCCATTGTGCCGATCAGAGCGGCAGCAGACAGAAGGATTAAGCCAGCAGCAATGCGCGTACTGCTAACAGTATGCAGTTATGCCAATAGAGCCGGATTGTGCTGGCCGAGCCATGCCAACGTAGGCAAAGCCCTCGGAGTGAGCAGGCAAGCGGCAGGCAGGCAGATAAGAATCTTGCGGGAACTAGGTTATTTCAAGGTAGTCAAGAATCACAGCTACGGCAAGACAGCGCAGATCATTAGGGTTGTTTATGATGAAACATTGTCAAATAGTAACTTGATGGACTCGATCAAGTTCGAAGACTTGCCGCCTACCTTGCAAGCATGGAAAGAAAAGGAAACTATTGAATTGTTAAATCAGGGGAAAGAAGCATTTAACAATGTTGCAGTAACGGCAAGTGAGAGTAAGGGTGAAGAACTAGTTGGAAGAGCATATATCGCAAGATGGATATCTCTTAATCGACAAGCAGGTTTTAGCAGGATTGCAACGCCCGAGGATGAGTTAGTTATTGCTGAGTTAGCAGCGGCAGGGGTTACGGTGCCTGTACTTGATGACATCGTACTGGCTACCCTTCGCTCTGTAGCAGGCACAAGCAGAGAGCCGCCGCATAGAATCAGTGCATTTCGCAGGCAGGCTATCGAGGCCGTATCGAAAGAGGACCATGCTCCCCCCCTACCGTAGGTATGTGGGCGTGGGTACTCCGCTCAATTTTTCCCAGCTTTTTAGCCGTTTGCAGGCCGGTTTTGGCCGAGCGGCAGCCGAGAAACTGCTGCGATGGCCTTGTTCCACTGCCTTGTTTATAACGTGACGTCCCGGAACCGAGGGAGGTTTAGAACTTTTAATTATATAAAATGGGGAGTCTCGGTTCCTCTGGGATGGGCGCTGGCCCGGCAGTGGGAAGGTTGAGGCTAGGTTGGCTACGAAAGCTACAGACGTGCGAAGGGAGTCGTAGATATTTGCATGGCTTTGCAAATGTCTTCCAGTATCCGTTTAGCATCTAGTGTGTAGCCACTAGGGAAGCTCAGGCCGTATTACCGTTAGGTGCGTACCGTTTTATTGCTTCCGACCCAGTCTTCCCTTTCGGGTGGTACCGTTCTTCACGGTTGGGCCAAATGTATATCTCATGCCATTGAGGGCGCGACTCCTTACGCCCGGATACTTGTTTCTACCTTCTCCAATCGGTTTGATCCAGATTGGATTTACCTACGTTGCAAGCCTCACACAAGACTTGCAGATTACTTGGTTCAAGTTCCAGCTCTGGGAACTTGGAACGTGGCTTGATGTGGTCTACGTGTAAGTAGCCATCCTTCGAGCCACAGCACATACAGATTTTGCCATATTTTACAAAGATGGAGTACCTAAGCTGTCTCCATTCTTTAGTGATATAGAAGTCAGAACCCATGCCTTTTTGGTATATAGGCGCATTGCTTAAATTGACAGGCTTTGCCTTCTTTGATTGCTTTTTTGAAATGGCAGTAGCTCGTTGAGATATGAGCTTTTGAATTTCAGGGGATTGACTGGCTAGTTTTGCAAGTGTCTTCTTAGCCTTTTCTTGACGCTTCTTTTTTTTCTTGGCAGCTTCTTTGTAGATGGAAGGCTTGCCGTAGCTCATCGAAAGACGAACCGGGCCGATGGTGGGAGTTTTCATAATGGAAAGCCCATTGAAAAGACCTTGTTAGCGCCCCCCGATGGAGTTTTCGGAGGCAAGGCCTTATCAATAAGCTTTCAGTCTGGCGCTAAACAGACGATTAAGATTATACTCAGTTGCCAACTGTCGGCAACAATATTTTGGAGAGCTATATGACTAATTACGTGACTCCGTACGAGTTAAAAGATAACCGTGGGAATCTTTTTCAAAACAAGAAAAAGAAAAATGAGGACAGCCCGGACTGGTCGGGTAAGTTGAAGTTGAATGGGCAGGAGTTTTACCTGTCAGCATGGGAAAAGAAGACAAAAGCTGGGGATACGTTTTTTAATGTGTCTCTAGGAAAGATGGTCCCAGCACAGCCCACAATGAGCCAGCACAGTATAGATAAGGGCAATGGGTATGCCCCCGGCGATAGGAAAGATACGCTGGATGAGGAAATCCCATTCTGATATATTGACAGGGGGAAAGCGGATTTTACTGTTCGGCATATGCCCCCACGCGGCAGAAGTTCAGTAATGGAGCGAGTACCCATCCTATAACCCCAAGGGGAGCCACATGACCTACCTGTTAGCAATATCACTAAGCCTGCCACCGCCAGATACTTTAGAGAAGTGCTTCTGGCGACACTACTGTACGCTAGAGAAGTGCGTCAGTTGCTCAATCTGCTGTTATGAGTCATCCTGTATGAAAAGCTGTTTCTGAAATACGGGGGAAAGCTGTGTCGATCATCAGTAGGTCGTCAAGGGTTACAGTGAGTACCCCACCCGATAATCCGAAAGGAGCCATATGAAATACCTGTTCGCACTCTGGCTGGCAATTACAGCCCCTCTGGTCTACGCGACTTGTACCTATCACACCTATTGCGATGCTGGCCGGTGCGTTACTTGTACCACCTGTTGCTATGGAGCAAGTTGTAATACATCCTGCTACTAGCAGGGTTTAGCCCAGCCGCAGGTGGCGCAGGTTTTTCTTGTTTGTTTTTCCCTGCTAACAGCGGCAGTGTGGAACCGCTCCCTTATGAATCGGTCAGACTACACGGACACCTCGGAAAGACGAGGATCACCCTAAAAGACTATGAGCGTAAGCAAACAAATACCATCGATTAAGAACTGGGGCGGCGTTCGCAGAATCCAAGAGCGATTAGGCGGCTCCACCACCATCGCTAAAAACAGAGAAGCAGTGGCTTATGCCCTGCTAACCATCGCCAATACCAAGTTGACCGACATCATGGAGTGGGATGAAACCGGCAACATTAAGGTAAAAGCCAGCAAAGACATCCCTGAACACGCCCAGCAAGCCATTAAGTCCATTAAGGTCAACGAACGCTACGATAAAGACGGTGGATGCACACGCACACTAGACATCGAACTGTACGACAAAGTGGGTGTACTACGCATCTTAGCCAAAGCCTCTGGCCTGTTGGATACGGTTGAAGATTCCGATAAACCAAGCGTGATCGGTATTAACGTCAAAGCCCCTGAAGTCATCGACGCAGAGGAAATC